TCAAGCTGATTCATAAAGCACCTCCTCAACAAGTTCAATACTCATAATGTCTTTCAATTTCAAATTGATGTGACCTGTTGTAGTTTTTATCAAAATGAAATCTTTATTCAGACTTGGTATTGTTCCAGTGTAGGAAACACGTTTGTTTTTTTCAATCATATGAATGCGCGTGTGTAGCTGCCCAGCGTATACTTGACTGAGGAGTAATAATTTCTTCTCTAGTGATAAATCAGACATGTACGTTACTTTGTTTACATCATCAGAGAGTGCAGATGTATGCTCAGATAGGAAAAAGCCCATCCATTTTTGCATCTTTGTATCCTGGTACTCTCTTGCTGACTGAAATGGTAAGTATGAACGGTCAATCATTTTAATCCCTCCAATCCACCAGCGGAATGACCGCCGATAAGTTTACTGCGTTCAATATTTCTGGAACCTTCGGTTAGGACTGTTCCTTTTTGAATAGCTAAAAAGCCAAACTGTTCTCTGACAACATCAATTGCTGTCTGAAGTCTATTTTCTTTTTCAATTTGTTCTACATCATCAAATAGTGATAGTAGGGTATAGTTTTCATCTACAAAGCCGCTATAAGAGACACCGATTTGTCTCACTGCACCAGAGGTGTATTTCTTTCGGAATAACTCAAGTACATGAGCAATCATTGTTTTTGGAAGATTTGCGGGGTCAATTTTTTTCTGAGCATTTATAGATTTTTTCATCTCAGTCCTAGAATAGCCAATATGAATTGAGACGACAGTAGCTTTTTTATGTGCCGAGCGAAGACGGTTAGCAACCTGGTCAGCCATTTCAGCTAATACGATTTCAATTTCTCTTTGGGTTCTATAATCTCTAGGAAGTACTTGTGAGTTCCCCAATCCTCGTGATTTTGGTTTATAGGGTTCATGGACGTTGCTCTCATCAACACCATTAGCATGAAACTAAAGTTGAACACCGACTTTACCGAATTCTTTTTTGAGAATATCAGGATTGAAATTGGCTAGTTCTTTGATTGAATGAATACCAAGTTTTTGTAAATGAATCTCGGTTTTACTACCAATCCCCCAAAAGTCTGTTAAATTTGGAATGGCCCATACCTTGGTTTCTACATCTTCGTATGACCAGTTAGCTCTCATTGTAGCAGTTTTCTTAGCTTCATTATCTAGAGCTAGTTTAGCTAGAAGAGGATTGGAATTGCTCATTCCAACTGTTGAGATAATACCTGTTTTACGGTAAATAACTCTCTGAATCAAGGCAGAAACATTATCCAACTTATCTTTCCTTGACATTGAGTTATCAGAAATAAAGTAAGAAAGTGAGCTAGTAAGGTCAATAAAGCCTTCATCTATCGAATAAGGCAGAATATCATCAGGCGCAGCATAGTCTTGAAAGATATGCTGAATCTCGATATTTTTCTCAATGTATCTGTCCATGCGAGGAGGAACGATGAGAGTACGTTTAGCCCAGTTTTCGATGAAAGATTTATACTTTGGTGTTACGTCAATCCCCTGTTTCCACGCATTCTGGTAGCTGAACTTACGAGTGTTTATGTCAAATGGTAAGTCGTAGGAACGCCCTACGTTTGCTTTTCCGAATACTTTCTTAAACATAGGGGAAGAAGCGAGAATCAATCCTGCCGAGTTGTCTGCACGGCTCATGACGCATAGAGATGTGTAGAGCGGATGCAAACCTCTATCCACACACTCAACAGAAGCGTAAAAGGACTTCATATCGAGGAAAGCTATGTCACTTTGAGGCTCAATAGAGTAGTCGATATAGCCCATAGGATTATCTCCGTTTGAGTTTCTCTAGCTCTTCGATAAGTTCACCGATGTAATCGGTGATGTCGTATTCAAATTTGTCAAGGATGAAGATAATACGTTCATTCTTTATGTAAATCATTTCTTTAAAGTTCATTGGTATTGTCATCCTCCTCGGTCATAGCAATTAAAATAGAATCTTCTATCAAAAAAGCGTAAGGATAGATTTTAGAATCCTCATTTTGAGGAATTAGAATTTCATCGAATCCTTCATTTTCTAGTCGTTCTTCAAAGTTGTCCATATTGAATATTTCAACTTTACAATCAGGGTTGAAACCATGCATTCCAAGTTCTAAAATATCCTTTAGCTTCATGATTATACCCCCTCTACAGGCATGAAGTGTCCCACAACTAGACCAACAATTCTTGGCTCATCCTCATAAGGGATGAACTTCTCTGGATAGTCCTTATTCAAGGATACCATTCTAAATCCATCCTCGTCACGGTAGAGTTTTTTGATATAGACAGAGTCATTCCATGATAATGCATAGACCGCACCATCATAGTCGAAACCATTCGAGCGAATAAGTGCGACTTCACCGCTTTTATAGACAGGCTCCATAGAATCTCCCTCAATCCAAGCAGCAATGTCGTAACCGTATTGTTCCTCATCTGAGTAGACAGTTTCAGTTTCAAACTCGTCAAAGAATCCTTCTCCAAGACCAGCTGAGAGTTGAACATCTGCTAGCACTTGTACTGAGAAGAGGGGAGTTACGTTAGAGGTTTGTTCAGAAAGAAGAAGTTCCTCAACATATTCCTCTGCCCTTACCTGATTTTCAGGAGTTAACTGAAGATAGTTATTGACGATATTGTATTCAGATTCAAAATAAGTGACTGGGACATCTAAGATTTTGGCGAGAGCTGTTAGGTTTTTTTGGTTAGGGATTGATTTACCGGATTCCCACTTACTGTATGAAGCTCTATTGATACCTAATTTATAGGCAATTTCAGACTGATTAAATTTTCTCTCAATTCTTTTTTCTTTAAGACGAATTCCAGAAAACACGACGCACCACCTTTGTTGCTTTATTATGCAACAATTATATCAAAAATATCAAACTTTGCAATAAAAAAGACTAAGCAGACAAAAAATCTGCTTAGTCTTCATTCATTCTATAAGTAAAATATAACGTTTGATCAAACCGTCGTTCTGGTTTTAGAAGTTCAATCATATCTGATGTAATAATATTTGGTAGTTCTTCTGACTTGATAGCTGGTTTAATAATTCTAGTTTTATCAGTTACAAAGTTACCCCACATTAGTCCATTTATTGAAAATTCTTTATCTGTTTGGTTACCGTATGCCATTTGACGATATATTTCATTAATATGTATTTTATCAGACTTACTTAATTCCCACAGGCATCTGGCTAATCTAGCTGTTGCTCTCATTGGTCGGCTCATTTGATCTTTATCTATTTTTCTATCAATGAAGAGTCGAGAAATCGCAAAGTTACTCCAAATGACAATATCAAAGGCATTTTCTTTTAATAACGGACTTTGACCTTCAGTTTTCCAAATTGTTTGCATTAAAAGTGGTTGTTGTTTATCTAAATATTTAGATTCATACTTGTTTAGCGCGTCGACAAGAGGTTTGTATTTATTCGAAACTTCGAATTCGTTATCCCATGAACTAATTACCGAGCATGCAGGTTCAAAGATATCTCGAATACTTGCTTTATGTGTTTTTGTAGCGTCATACATACCAAGTGCACAATATAGAGTTGTGGCAGAACGAACAACTATTTCACTCCCCCAATCTTTTTCATCTTTTTTACTAGATACAGCATCTGGTAAGACTGTTAGTTTAACTTCAAGTGGTCTTAACCAATTTTCATTAATATCTTTTACAGATAAGTCGATTCCGTCAATTTTATCAAAGCAATATTGTTGATATGGCTCATAAACAGTTTCAAATGAGTAATATAATTTATCAGTATTGTTACTTTTAAAGAGTTCCTTCACGGATATTTCATTAGTTTCTACCATTAATTTTCCATTTTTTTCAACTAGTTGATTGTACATAACATTTTGCTTCTTGCTCATCATGTAGTTAGCAAGTGCAGTTGGAAAGCTTGAATTAAATTGGTTCTTTCCTAAATGTTGTTTTGCGGTACGATTGGAATTTTTTATTCCAAATAAATTTTCCATGATAATTACTGGCGTCAATAATTGACGTCCTTTCTGTAAAAGGTTATACTTGTGTAAAAATATTATATTACAATCGATAGGAGTTTACAATGCCAAGAGTAGTTGATTTGTTCTCAGGTGGTGGAGGGATGTCACTTGGTTTTCAAATGGCAGGCTTTGATGTAGTTGCAGCTTTCGAAAATTGGGATAGTGCAATTGAGTGCTATAGAGAAAATTTCAATCACCCAATTTATAAACAAGATTTATCTGATGAACAAAGTAGTATAGAGAAAATCAGCAAATATAACCCAGATATTATTATTGGTGGACCTCCATGTCAAGATTTTTCGCAGGCAGGGAAACGTATTGAAGGTGATAAAGCTGATTTGACAATTCACTTTGCCAATATAGTTATTTCTGTGAAACCAAAAGTTTTTGTAATGGAAAATGTAGATAGAGTAAAAAATAGTGGAGTTTATAGTATAGCTAAAGAAAAGTATAATTTTGCGGGTTATGAGCTTAACGAAGTTGTACTTGATGCAAGTCTATGTGGAGTTCCACAAAAGCGAAAGCGTTTCTTTTGCATTGGAACTTTAAATATGTCAGGAAAATCTGTAGTGGAATATCTTAATTCAAACTTAGCTGAAAAACCTATGACGATAAGAGACTACTTTGGTGATTCTTTAGGTATTGAGGGTTACTATAGGCATCCACGCAATTACAATCGTCGTGGGATATTCTCTATTGATGAACCCGCTCCAACAATTCGAGGGGTGAATAGGCCAATTCCACCAGGCTATAATATACATCCTAATGATGCAGTGAAGGACTTATCGGTGGTTAGACCACTTACTACGATTGAGAGATCATTAATTCAAACTTTTCCTGCTTCATTCAAATTTAAGGGAACGAAAACAAATCTTGAGCAAATAATAGGAAATGCAGTTCCAGTAAAATTAGCACATTATGTCGCAACAGGTGTAAAAACTGTTTTTGAATCAAATCAAGGAATAGACTACATTGGTATAGAAGAGTGGTTAATTAAATACAAGGAATATTCATTAAGAACTGTCAAGGACATTATATCAAGGTTAAAGCGTTTAGATAATATTTCAACAATATCAGTCGATTATCTGACTTACATGAAAACAATAGAGTCAAATAGTGAATATAAGAAATTGTCCAAATCTGTTCAATCTCAGTTGAAGAAAAGTTACAAATTGTATTTAGAATATCTTGGGTATGTATAAAGGTAGTTAGCACAAATTTTCTAGCAATAGAACAATGTGCTGATTTTTTTAACAATTTTTGATATAATATTCTCAATATTATGTTGCATTATAAAGCAACGAAATTGAGGTTGTAAGATGCCGATTACAGAATATATTAAAAGAAAATTTACAAATCAAATTAAATCAGATATTCATAGTAATATTTTATTGGATATTAAAGCTAAGATAGAAACCAGTGTTGCGAGCTGGCAAGTGTTCTCAAAAGAACTTCCAAACATAAAGTATATTAAAGTTACTCCGTTTCAAAAAGATTATCGAACTATTCGATTATTAGTTAATGTGACCTCAGAAACACATTTCGAGTTTGTTTGTAAAGATAAGACAGAGATAAGAGATATCCAAAGAAAACATACGATCGAATATCTGTTATTCTTTGATGATGAAGTCATAATGTCGCTAGTAGAAATTGGTGAACTTCGAAAAGTAAAGTTTGATAGTGAAACACAGCTAGATTCAACGTTACTTCCCTATATGTATCAAACAAAATACGAGGAAGAAGCAGAACAATTTTTGAATACTTTTTATAGTTCTGCATTGAAGCTACCGCAACCTATTGACCCTCTAATTGCAATAAATAGGCTTGGACTGACATTGCTGGAAAGCCCCTTAAGCCCTGATGGTAGCATTCGTGGTCAAAGTCATTTTAGGTCAGAACTAGCTAGGATATATGACCATACTTACAATTCTTACAAAAGTTTAGTTGTTTCTGAAGGAACGGTGATTTACGATGCAAGTAAATTTGTTAAAGGAAATAAAAACCTAACACTCATTCATGAGGCATATCATCACTATAGACATCGACCTCACATTATGATGAAGGAATTTTTACTTTCGCAAGATGATTATAAACGCAGAGATAAAGATTTTAAGAACGCTAGAATGTGGATAGAAAAACAAGCGAAAGTTATTCCACCTAGAATTTTGATGCCAAGAAGTACTTTTTGTAAAAAAGCATTAGAATTAATTACTGAGATTGCAGAACATAACAATCGTACTGGAATGCTAGATATTCTTCAAATTACTATTGAAGAGTTGGCAGATTTTTTCCATGTCTCAAAACAGTCAGCAAGAGTAAGATTGATTGAATTGGGATTTGATGAAGTTCGAGGAATTTTGGAATTTGTAGATGGTCAATATGTTAACAATTATGCTTTTAATAAATTAAAAGTAAATCACAATCAGACTCTAACTATTTCAGAACAACAAATGTTTGATTTATATGTCTCCGATAGTAATTTTCGAGAATTGATTGATTCTAAACGTTATATCTATGTTGATGGACATGTGGTTATTAATAGTCCAGAAGTAGTTTGGTACTTTATTAAATATCCTTTGATTTCACCAGCAGCTCTTGAGAAATTAGATGAATATGCTATTATTTTTGATATTAAGCGTAAAGAATATGAGGAAATGGGTTTTGAAGAAGATTTTACCTTATATCTTTTACACCCTAGCTCGTATAAATTTGAGATTTCATATAAACATGGCATTGAATATTCAATTGATGAAAGAAAGCTTGAAGTTGAAACGGAGCAACGAAATCGTGAATTTACATTGTTTAGACAATTGCCTAATGATTTCACTGAAGCAATGAATAAGGTAAAAGATTATCAAGAAGAAACTTTCCCCCAAATCGCAGAAGCAGTAGATTCCAGTGAATCAACGATTAAGCGACTGTTTAAAGGAACGGGTGGTAGTTTACAGCTCTTTGTATTGGTATTGGTGTATCTTGAGCTACCTGATTTTATTAATCAGCATCTGTTATCGCTCTCAAACTTTAAAATAAAAAATGGTGATAGAGAAGATATGGCTTACCAATACCTGCTTAACCATTTCCAAGGACAATCTGTAGCAGCAGCAAAACAATTTTTAACAAAAAGAGGAATATCTACCAAGTAATCGTGTCACAATGTTGACACGATTTTTATATTATTTCGGTGATATTTTCTGTGTTTTAAGGAAAAAATTGCATAATAGCAAGGTTTTGACCGTGTCAGAATCTTGCTATTTTCTTTTTTATTTTCCATGAGATACTAGACTAAAAGTAATCTCATACCGTGATTTGCTACTGATCATAGCGAACCTCAAAGTCATGGTGTGAGAGTGCACAGTCAGTCTGTGAGGTTAGCTGACCGATAACATAGAGGAAAGTAACTATGCGGTCAAGAATATTTTATGCATGCCTTGATTTGTCATGTGTGCTTTCGGTATTAACTGGGAAGCCAATTAATCATGACAATCAATGTCAACTTTTTCAACTACTGCCAAGCTCAATCTTCATCAACTGGAGTACAACCAACTGAAGGTGAAGTACTTGCACCTATGTTCGTGCAGGATTACTACATGACTTCACATCATTCAGGTTTGCTACGATGCACGTTTCGTCAATGTCGAATTATGGGTATTCCAATACTAACTGCCTTTGTTCCAGTCGTAGAAGAGGAGTATGAAAAGATGGTCTGGTGGTATAACAACTCAGTTAATGATTATCTCAAAGATTTTCGTAAGCCAAGTAAAAATGCCCCTAAGGTTTCATCTTGGGAAGCATTCACAGAGAAACAAGACTTACCAGTTATCGATGATGGGATTGAGCTTTATCTATTCATGGATCAATTTGAGTTTTTGAAATTAAAACTTGCAGAATCAAACTTTCAAGCACCAGAAATTTTGGAAATGCTATTTGATGGTTACGAGAATAAGGAAATCTTTGAAAAACTAGGAGTACAGAAATCTGCTGGATATAAGAAAGTAAAAAATACTCAGAAAGAAGGGTTAGAGCTTTACAACAAATTTAATAAATAACAGAATCGCCATCTCAATTACGAGGTGGCGATTTTTTGCTAGTCTTTTTGATAGAAAAAGCATTCATATCCATCAGCCCTAAGATTAATATCAGACAACCAGTCAGGTGCTATCCCCATTAATGATGCAACTCCATCAAGTTTTTGTTCAATTGGACATTCGATTATTACTTCATCGTGGACATGGCCTACAATCTTAAAATCATTTAGTTGCTTCATAGAGAATGCAAGTATGTCTCTACTGATAGCTTGAACAATGTTCTCTACAAATTTTGGACCGTAGCTTTCTAACCTCTCCCAACGTTTGGCAGTTCCAGTTCCTTCGTAAGTGACGGACTCTCCACCGAACTGGTTCTTGCCAATTCTTGGCTTGATATACGCTAGTTTGCGACCAGAAGGAAGGGTGATGAACAATATACCACTTTTGACTTCAAATTGAATATTTTGAGTAGATGTTGGAAGTAGTTCCTTTACAGCAGTCTTTACAGCATTATCGACATCCCACCAATAGAGAACGATATTCGGATTTGCTTGTCGCCATGAGTTAACAAGTGGTTGGAGTTCTTCCTCTGATAGTCCCATATCAAGTGCTCCCATGGCTTTCAATGCACCGACTGAACCACCATAGCCGCAAGCAAGCTCTGCAATTTTTCCTTTTTGCCTGAGTTCAGAATTTTGTCCATGTTTTTCAACTGGTACTCCAAACATCTGAGAAGCGGACATACAGTAGATGTCTTTCCCTTGTTCAAATACTTTACTGCGCCATCTCTCTCCTGCCAGGTGGGAGAGTACACGAGCTTCGATAGCTGAAAAGTCGCAAACAATGAATTTCTTTCCTTTACTAGGGACAAAGGCTGTTCGGATAAGTTGAGATAAGGTATCTTGTGTGTCGTAGAGTAGCTCAGTAGATTCTAAGTCACCTGTTCTGAAAAGTTCTCTAGCTTCCTTTAGGTCAGGAAGATGGTTCTGTGGTAAATTCTGAAGTTGTACCAAGCGACCAGCCCAACGACCTGTACGGTTAGCCCCGAAAAATTGAAACATTCCTCTTGCTCGACCGTCTTTACAAACACAGTTCATCATAGCCTGGTATTTGGAGACACTTGATTTGGCAGCTTGCTGACGAAGTTTGAGAACTTGAGCGGTTGTTTCATCAACCGTTTTGAGTAATTCTTTCACAGCTTTTTTGTCTAGAGAATCTGTTGCTACTCCGTGTTCTCGCAACCAACTAATCATCTGCAGAACAGAGTTGGAATTTTCAAGACCCGTTAATGCTTTTAACTCTTCTTGAATTTTGGCTTTGCTCTCTCCGTCTATTTTTAAAGCAGCTTTTACAAAGTCAACATCTATGCCAATACCGCGGTCGTTGATAATCTGATCCTGGTGGTACTCATTCCAAACAAAGCTAGGTACTGGGAAGTTTTTCACCCGTTCTTTGATGGCCAATTCGACCTCAACATCACGTCTGTTGTAGTCGATAAATGTAGACCACTTGTTAGGTGCGTGTTGAGGAAAGTTACGAATTCGTCCCCCATTGACTTTGGTTGGCTTACAAGGCAAGCAGAAGTAGCGAATAAGGTCAGCTCCCTCTCTCATCTTTTGGTCTTTGAGTTTGAGAACTGTTCCAACTCCTTCAAGGGAGAGTGGAAGTCCTAAATAGGCGGACCAAATCATGCTACATCGCCACGAAACTGGGGAGAGAAATCCATCTGATAAGAATTCAGGATGATGTTTCTTGAGCCAGTTTGATAGACAAATTCGCTCAAATGAAGCGTTGAATGCCCATTTAATGACACTATCATCCACCAAGTTCTCAAGGATATCTTGGGGTAATTTCTCTTTAGTTAAGTCGTAAACAGTTACTGGTCCATTATCGACAGAAACCGCAAACAGAAGGAGTTCAAAACTGTCATCTTCCGCATAGCGATAGACACCAGATTTTCGTAAGTCAAATTCACAATAAGTTTCGATATCTATACTGATCTCTTTAATTGGCATAGTTTGTCCTTTCTGAAAAAGGTGATAGAAGTACTGCCACCTTGAGTTCTATTTGTTTTTTCGACTGAGTGGTATTTGACTAAGTTTCTCTTTCTTTCGTTTAGCCCTTCGTTCCATTTCATTTCGAATGTCATCTCTAATGGTCATATACCCGAAGTATAGTCCGATAAGCACCCAGAGGCCCATAATAGTACAAGTTAAAATAGTATACATCATTAATCTAATTCTCTCTTTCTAGTTCAAAAAGTCATCATCGTCTTCTGTCGCAAAATCATCCTCGGCACGAGTGCGACCACCGAGGGGCTCGCCATCACGCAATTTTTGCAAGTTATTCAAACCGCAAGCAATACCTTTGTTACCATTTGAATTGAAAGCATAAAAGGTAATAGAAGCACGACCGTAGATACCAGAGTACAATTCTGAAGTATCAATGATTTCTTGACGATTGCCATCAACCACACCAGGTTTGTGTGGAGAGTTAGCATTTACAAAGTAAGCATTTTTGTATGCTTCATCATCCGGGCGTTCAAGGTCACCATCACGAAGTGGAGTTTTCAGAGTGGATAATGCAGGTACAGATTTACCGTTGCCCTTGAGTTTTGACTCACCTTCTTTATATGCTTGCTCAATGGCTGCTTTGATCTTGTTAATGGTGGCAGTATCCTCTTTTGGAATGATGAGTGAGGCACTGTACTTGGGAGTGCTACCATTTATAGATTTTGGCTCGTTGGCATTTAAGTAGCTGAAGCGAGTGTTTGGTCCTGTTATTACTTTAGTTGTCATAAAGTTATTCCTCTTTAAATTCATTTTTTGCTAGGTTCATCTCTTGACGGCTATCGTCAATAGGAACGAGTGTTGGTTTTCCACTTGGTTTTATGATAAGTCCACCAAGCAGGTCATTAAAAGTTTTCTTGCCAAGGAGTTTGGTCATGGCAGTGATAGTGAGCAGTTTCTTCTCATAAGGGTCAAATCCAGCTTCCATCACAGCTTGACTCACGGCTGACTCATCTGAGAATTTACGAACAGAGCGACCTTCAACCAGTTTGTATCCTGGGAAATGATGTCCATCTGTTGCTTGATTTAAAGCATAAGTTTTGATGTCGTTTGCCCATGAAATCAACAGGTCTAGTTTAGGTAAAATCTCTCCAATGTCCTCGTTATCAAGGGAAGCTGGATCCGCAAACTCCATCTTGGCTAGTGCCAAATTATCCTCAGCACGTTTGCGACAGACATTCTTGAGTTTACAGAATTGGCAGTGATTACCAGACTGCATTTCCCCTTCACCTTTGAATGCAAGTTCAGCTTTTGGAGCGAGTTCGTTTTCTGCCCATTCAAGCAGCTCAGTCTTTTCCATCTCAAAGGTAGAAATGTTATGTTTTCGTGGTTGAAAGATTGTCATGGTAACTTTATCAAAATCATAAAGTCCATCAAACATCTCAAGTGCTCCAAGTGCATAACACATCATTTGCGGGTTGTGGTCTGCATCAACTAGAACCCCAAGTCCGTGTTTATAGTCAATAACCTGAAGGAGTCCGTCTGCCACGATGATGCAATCTCCAGTTCCAAAGCCTTCAGGTACCCACTTAGAAAAATCCAGTCGTTGTTCTATAAGAACTGTAGGGTCACGGGAGTAACCTCTAGCTTTCTCAACTTGTTCCATGACATAGTTGCGATATTCTTCTGCACATTCCTGCATCTCATCGTTGTAGAATGTTAAATCTTCAGTTGGATCACGCGCATTCCTTCCCAAGGCTTTTTCGACAAGATAAGCGCATAACACGTGAGCATCCGTTCCTTCAAGTGCAAAATCAGATGTTGTGTCTGGCAGATCTTCGGTGAGACGAGCAGATGGTGGGCAATTCAACCAACGATGTGATGTAGAAGCAGATAGAATGGCGTGGTTAGACATTACCAATTCCTCCAGCTTCTTCAAGTACTGCCGCAAAGTGTTTTGGGTCAAGTGCTGAGAGTGAAGAAGCACCGTAAGCATTTAGAAGAGCACGAACCTCGTTCTTATAGCCATCTTTTGCTTTCGTGGCAAGTACAGCACGGACATTCTCCAATTGAATTTCCTTTTTTGGTTCTGGTTTAGATTGATCAGGTTTTGTTACCGTTTCTTCCTCATAAGAGAGGAGTTTCTTGAATTCATTTACCAATCGAAGGTAGTACTTTGCGGTTTCTTCCATATCATGAATCAGTCTATTCAGTTCTTTCATTTTGCTCATTGTTTTCTTCCTCCATAATTTTCCGAGCGAGTAGTTTTGAGATGACGCTGATAGCGATGAGAGTATCTGCTACATCATCATGTTCGATGTATGGTTCGTTTACCATATTTGGTCCTCCTATCTTACTAAGTAAGGTTTCGAATGATTTTTCCGTTTTGTAAGGAATATTTTTATCCCTTACATCTTACTAAGTAGATCTAAGAGATGTTTTTCCGCTTCTCACTATAATTTTTTGAACATAAAAAAGTTTCCTGTGCATTTAATAGGAAACTTTTATTTATCTAATAAAATTTTCGGAAGTGCGGAAAATCATCTCTGTTTCTTACTTAGTAAGGTAGGAAGCAAGTTTCCTAATTTAAAAACTAAAGACGGAGGCATATCAAATGAAATTTACCTTATCTCATTCTGGACAGACTGGGGTTCAGACAACCACGGTCTATCCCAATCAAGTAACTATTACAGATGAAATATCGTTACAAACTGTTGCGCAATTCGACCATGTGGCAGGTCTTTTTGTCCAAAATACTCGCTCCAATGCTAACTTTATCAAGTCAGATGTGTTAGTCATGGATATTGATAATGATCACACAGAAAATCCTGATGAATGGCTTACCGAAGAATTCCTTAAAGACGTCTTTGCGGATTACAATTTTGCCTTGGTCACCAGTAGAAGTCATATTCAGGCTAAGGCAGGAAAGGTTCCAAGACCTAAATTTCATATCTACTTCCAAATCAATGAGGTAACTGATAAAGATGTCTACGTAGCCATGAAGGAAGAACTCTGTAATCAATACAAGTTTTTTGATGATAATGCCAAGGATGCGGCACGATTCTTCTTTGGAAATCCAAATGCACAGGTTATATGGCATGATTCTTGGCTAACTATTGATGAAGATTTGTTTCAAGCTGTTTCTATTGATGACGAGGAAGATTTCGATGCAGACTTCTATACTCCTCCAAGCGGACCAATCCAGCAAGGGAGTCGTAATTCAACGATGTCTGTATTTGCATCTAAGATTGTCAAACGGTTAGGTGTAACACAAGAAGCAAGGGATGGTTTTGATGAGCAGGCTAAGAAATGTGTACCGCCACTTGATAAAGCTGAGTTAGATACCATTTGGGGTAGTGCTGTGCGATTCTACAATAGAACTATAAAAACATCCAAAGGCTACGTGGCTCCAGATGCTTTCAATAGAGAAACATTAAAACCAGATGATTACTCTGATGTTGGGGAAGCGGGAGTTCTTGCAAGAGAGTATGCGAACAGGCTCGCATATACTAATGCAACGGATTATCTTTACTATGACGGAACTCACTGGCGTGAGAATAAGCAGTTAGCATTAGGTGCAGTTGTACACTTTACCGATGAACAACTTGCTGAAGCGAATGCACTCTTGGAAACTGCAGAAAAACAACTTCAGTCTTCAGGTATTGATGAATTGACCGTTAAGGCTGGTGGAAAGCGACTAGAAAATGCAGTTGAAACACCACTTCAATTGAAATATTTAAAAGCCTATCTAGCAGCTAAAGAGTTCCATAAATTTGTTATGAAACATCGTGATTATAAGAATTTGATGGCTGTATATAACACAGCTAAGCCAATGCTTTCAGTAGAATTGTCAGAATTAGATAGTGATGACTTATTACTCAATACCCCAAAGGCTACCTATGATTTACGAAAAGGAATTAATGGGCAACTAGAACACAATCCTGAAGATTATATAACTAAAATGACAGCAGTCTCTCCTAGTGATCAGGGAGTGGGATTATGGCAGGAAACTTTAGCTACCTTTTTCTGTAATGACCAAGAATTAATTGATTATGTTCAAGAAATTATTGGTATGACAGCTATTGGGAAGGTCTATCAAGAACATATGATTATTGCCTACGGTGGTGGAGCGAACGGAAAGTCAACCTTTTGGAATACCATTGCTCGTGTGCTAGGGAGCTATTCAGGTAAATTATCTACTGATGCCTTAACTATGTCAAACAAGCGAAATGTCAGTCCTGAGCTTGCAGAGCTTAAAGGGAAACGTCTGGTCATTGCTTCTGAAATGGCAGAAGGCATGAGACTCAATACAGCTGTTGTTAAGCAGATTACCTCAACAGATGAAATCCAAGCTGAGAAAAAGTACAAGGATCCTTTTCACTTCGTGCCGTCACACACGCTAGTTCTTTACACTAACCATCTGCCTAAAGTAGGAGCGAACGATGATGGAACTTGGCGACGTTTGGTTGTTATCCCATTTAATGCCAAAATCACTGGTCGCTCTGACATCAAAAACTTTGCGGACCATTTGTATGACAATGCAGCTCCAGCAATTTTATCTTGGATTATCGAAGGTGCAGAAAAAGCCATCAAAGCGAACTTCAAAACAAAAGTACCAACTGCTGTATCAGCTTCCGTCAAAGCCTATCGTGAGGCCAATGATTGGTTAGGACACTTCCTTAGTGACTGTTGTCAAGTTGGTGACCAGTTGACAGAAAAATCAGGAGAACTCTACAGTCAGTATCGTGCCTATTGCGCCAAAAACATGGAGTATACACGCAGTACGACCGATTTTTATTCTGCTCTTGATCAGACAGGTTTTAAACGAAAACGGACAAGTAAAGGGAACCTCATTCTTGGTTTGCAATTGGTTGATGATGGCTATGATTTCTTAGATTAATGACCAGCATTTTTAGCCACCTTACCTCCACAATAGAGGTAGTTGATTATTTTAGGTGTGTAGGTCGTTGACTGAATGGTTGGAACTTATTTTGAATGAGGTTTCGGAAAAATGATTGAAACGACCAACATGAGTGACATTTTTTGATTTTGTGTAGGTCTATTATGGTCTTTTCTAAAACTATCCTATAAGCAAAAATTACTATAAAAAAAGCCTATAAGAGGAGTTTTGGAAATGACTGCACTAGACCTACACACTTCAATTTGACGAAAGGATTTAGAACGATGAGAGAAAAGTACGTTGAGCAAGCCTTGGTGAAGTCTGTGAAAGCTCGAGGAGGCATTTGTCCTAAGTGGGTATCACCATCTTTTTCTGGTGTGCCAGATCGCTTGGTGTTTTTACCCAATGGCAAGTTTGGCTTGGTGGAAGTAAAAGCTCCTGACCAAAAGCCAAGGGAGCTACAAGTGTCAAGGCATAAACTGTTCGAGCGATTAGGCTTTAAGGTCTATGTCATTGACCGCATTGAGATGATTGGAGAGGTGCTAGATGAAATTGACATTACATAACTATCAGGTAGTTGCCAAGGACTTCATCATAGGTCACCCTTATGCAGCGGTCATCCTAGACATGGGGATGGGAAAGACGGCTACGACTTTATCCGCTGTGAATGAATTGATGTTTGACCGATTTGAGGTTACAAAGGTTTTGGTTATTGCCCCACTTCGAGTCGCAAATACAGTATGGAGTGACGAGATTGAGCAATGGGCAGAGTTGCGTCACTTACGGTATTCGAAAATTGTGGGAACACCAAAGCAACGAAAAGTAGCTCTTCAGAAAGATGCGGATGTCTATATCGTCAATCGTGAAAACCTCCCTTGGTTGGTGGAACAATGTAGTCCCTATTTCAAGTGGGATATGGTAGTGATTGATGAATTGAGTTCTTTCAAGTCTTGGCAGTCCAAGCGTTTCAAAGCCTTTATGGCAATGCGTCCTTACATGAAACGTATTGTTGGGCTGACTGGAACACCAAGTTCAAACGGACTATTGGATTTGTTTGCAGAGTTTAAAGTCATTGACGGAGGAGAACGCCTTGGTCGATTCATTGGTGAGTTTCGTAGTCGCTACTTTGAAGAGGGGCGTCGCAACGGAAGCATTGTCTATGAATACATCCCCATGGATTATGCGGAGTGTCAAATTCAAGACAAGATTAGTGATATTACCATTTCCATGAAAGCCCTAGATTATTTGGATATGCCTGATTTGATTTCAACCAAGAAGCTGGTGCGTATGTCAGAAAAGGAAAAAGAAAAGTACAGTCAGTTTAAGAAAGAGTATGTATTGTCTGAGTTGGATGGATTAGAAGTAACTGCTGCAAATGCTGCAAGCCTTACGAACAAGTTAGTCCAGTTGTCCAATGGAGCCGTATATTCTGACGATCATACGGTTGTGGCATTACATGAACAAAAACTTGATGCCCTTGAAGATATCCTTGAATCCGCAAATGGAGAACCTGTCTTAGTTGCCTATTGGTTTAAACATGACTTGGCTCGGATTATGGGTCGTTTAGAAAAACTCAAGGTAAAGAGTCGGGTGCTGAAAACAGAAGAAGATATTCGTGAGTGGAACAAGGGAAATGTTCCAGTTGGTATACTTCATCCAGCTAGTGCAGGTCATGGGTTGAACCTCCAAAAAGGTGGACACCACTTGGTCTGGTTTGGATTAACCTGGTCATTGGAATTATACCAACAAACAAATGCACGACTTTGGCGTCAAGGCCAGGAGGCTGAGACAGTTGTTATTCAACACATCGTGACTGAAGGAACGATTGATGAGGAAATCCTCAAGGCACTAGAAAACAAAGATGCACAACAAGAACGGCTGATTGAAGCTGTTAAAGTACAAGTAGGAGGGGCAGATGGATAGAATTGAGTACTTGATGAAAAACTATAGCGATGTGAAGTTGAAGCTTGCATTGGTGGAAAATCAGCTGCTAAATTTTCGACCCATCAGCGAGGAGAGTGTGATTCAGTCATTGGTTTATGAAAAACCAGATATGGAGAGGGTAATAACATCTCAGATCAATTCACGTTCAGAGACTATTGCACTTAGTTTCCGAGAGAAGTTGGCGAAAGAAAACAAGGAATATTGGGATAGTTTGATGGAGTGCTATCATTTTCTTAAGACTGAACTAGAGTTCTTTGAAAGTATGGTCAACCTTATACCAGATGACTTGAAGCAGTTTTCGAAGGACTTGATTTTCAATGAGATGAGCTGGGACGATATTTCTAGTCACTATGAGATTAGTCGTTCCACAATCTCTTACCGTAAACGTAAGGTACATCAGCAACTAAAGAAATGTTATGGTTGGATGAGTAGGAACATTGATTTAGAAGAATCAGCATTTCAAATTCCTCTTTCGAACTAATCTCGAACCAAATTCGAACTGTTTTCGAACCAAATTTGTACCAAATTCGAACTGTTTTTATTTTAAGACTGTGCTATACTTAAGATGTCAAAAAAGATAAAAATCTCCCAGAAATGACTGGATATATCTCCTTTTTAGAATTAATATGTACACAACAAAAGAAGAGGAGAACAGTACAATGACAAAACGCCAAGAAGAAAAACTCAATGCCCTTTTAACAGAGATCGCTAAAGAAGAACTACTAGTTGAAACTTTGGAAAATCGCTGGAGCGACAACCTCGATTTCTACGATGTTTCGGTTTGGGGAATCAAAAGAGCATTGGAGAGAGCCTACGAAGCAGGCCAACAATCAGTAAAATAAACTAAAGCCTAACCCATAAAGGTTGGGCTTTTTGCGTGGAGGAATTATGATTATTTCTAGTGAACAGGTGTCGATTGGACACCCAGATAAAATCTGTGATCAGATTTCAGATGCCATTTTGACTGAGTGTCTCAAGTTTGACAAATTAAGTCGAGTGGCAGTTGAGACCTTAATTAAAGATAACCAGGTTATAGTAGCTGGAGAAATTTCGACAAGACATTACTTTAATCTCGAGAACATTGTTAGTCAGGTTGTCGAGCCACTTGGTTTGAAGAACGTCCAAGTAACAAATTTACTTGGACTCCAAAGCTCCGATATTGCACAAGGAGTAGATAATGGCGGTGCTGGTGACCAAGGAATGATGTTTGGTTATGCGACAGACGAAACACCTGAGTATCTGCCACTGCCTTATGTTCTAGCAACTCGAGTCCTTGAGAAACTGATGTCACTGGGTCATCCCTTACTTAGAAAGGATGCTAAGGCACAGGTATCCTACGACTATGATAAGAAACGGATTGATACCTTCTTAGTTTCCAACCAGCATACAGAAATGGCTGACCTTGCCAAAGTGAATCGAATTGTGACTGAAACTATGATGTCAGTAGCACTTCATTACCATCAGAATCTAGATTTCAAAGTTCTAGTCAATCCAACTGGTCGCTTTGTACTTGGTGGTTCATTTGCGGATGCAGGAGTTACTGGACGTAAGATCGTGGCAGATACCTATGGTGGTTTCGCACATCATGGTGGTGGTGCATTTTCAGGAAAGGATCCAAGTAAAGTAGATCGCTCAGGAGCTTATATGGCACGTAAGATTGCAAAAGACATCGTTCGTGAAGGATATGCTAAACGATGCGAAGTTCAATTAGCATACGCTATAGGGGTCGCAGAACCGGTTTCTATTCATGTAGAAACATTTGGAACAAGTAACTATACGAGCAAACAATTGGTAGGAATGATTAGAGAACGGTACGATTTAACACCGAAAGGGATTATCAAGGAGTTGGATCTTCTAAACGTAGACTACACTCAATCTACATGTTTTGGACATTTTACGAAACCAACTCTTCCTTGGGAGCAGTAACACATTCTACTTTCATTAACCTATTGACAAAATAGAAGGTGTATCATATACTATACCAAATATGGTATATCGTGGGGTATAAGGAATGAACTTCAAAGTAGAATTTTTTAAAGATAGTTTTATTGATGCGATTGAAGCAGGGATTTATGGAATCTTTATAAAAAAAGGAATTATCGAGGAATTACTTTATATTGGTGAGTCAGTATTTGTACTAACAAGATGAACAACGCATCTCTACGAAATTAAAAAAGGTGAAGGTTATTTAGGTTTTAGTGGTAAAGACTTAGGTGATAAAGAAATTGAATTAGTTTTCAAATTGCTCGAATCAAATTCTGATTCGTTTACTCGTAAACATAATGAAAAAGAATTAATAAAGCAATTGAAACCAATTCAACAGTCAGGAGTAAGTGATAGAGTTAAATCTGTTGATAAAATGATTGAAGAGCTAAAATATTTTTTAGAAAATAATTAAAGAAATTCTTTTGATTATTAAATATAAGACAATTTATAAAAACTAAGTCAGCTTTGATATTTTGCTGGCTTTTTTGCTAGGTGAAAAATATGCCAAAAAGACCAAGAACTCCCTGCAAGCAGAATGGTTGTCCAAACCTTGTAACCTATGGAAACAAGTATTGCGATAACCACAAGACTAACCACGCACTTGACGCCAAGACAACCAAAGCTAAAGGTTACAATGCACGGTGGAATAAGGCTCGGATTCGTTACTTAAAGCTCAATCCTCTTTGTGTTTACTGTCAAAGAGAAGGTCGACTGACCAAGGCAACAGTAGTTGACCATATCACTCCCCACCGAGGGGACCAAGAACTCTTTTGGAATCAATCTAACTGGCAAGCACTTTGTAAGTCTTGTCATGACAGGAAGACCAAGACGACTGACCGATATGTGGAGTATACGTATCGATTTTAGTCTTGGAGTTTCGTTACAAAAGTATCTAATTTTTAATCCTATGGGGGAGGGGGGATGAAATCTCTAAACCCTTGGGAGACTAAGACCGACGCCCCCTCAAACGTGCATTTTCGCAAAATTCGTTAAGGGGGACTAAAAAAGTGGTTGAAGGATAGCTGAATCCTATTCAGATTAACTTTCCTCAGGAGAGGTAGTTCCGTTTTTTGGTTTGATTTGGAGGGGTTGTTTTAAAGTTGAAGTACCCTAAATTGACTAAAACTTGGTGATTTTAGATGTGGAGGTGAACTATTGAACGAAAACCAACGCAGACAGATTTGGGCGATGAGGAGACAAGGTCATGGATACGGTACAATTGCTCAGGCTGTTAATCTCCCAAGAGATGCGGTTAGAAAATTTTGTAACCGCAGACCAGAGCTTAAAGGCTACGGTCATGTCGTCCAACGAATGATTGAAGAACAAGGTTATGATTACTGTTTAACTTGTGACACAAAACTAGACCATAAACTGGTGGGCAGACCTAAAAAGTTCTGCTCGGATAGGTGCCGGGCTATTTGGTGGAGAGACACTCAAAACCAACACGACAAAACAAAAACTGCATATGATGAATTGACTTGCCAAAACTGTGGCAGGTCTTTTTTATCTTATGCCAATCCAACGAGGAAGTTCTGCGGACACCCTTGTTACATAGAACACCGATTTAGAAAAGGAGTAGCACATGACAACTCAACCCAATATGGAGATTAAGGAACTCCCATTGAGTGACTTGAAACCAGCCTCTTATAATCCTCGAAAGAAACTACAGAAGGGTGATAAGGAATACGAAAAAATTAAACAGAGCCTACTCAAGTTTGGTTACGTAGACCCTATTATTGTCAATGACGATTTGACAGTTATTGGTGGTCATCAACGCTTGACGGTGCTTAAAGACCTTAAGTATGAAACGGCCAAGTGCGTCATTGTCTCTCTTTCCAAGGAAGATGAAAAAGCACTGAACATTGCCCTCAATAAAATCACTGGTCAATGGGATGACCAACTTTTGGCTGATTTGATTTTGGACTTACAAGATTCAGATTTCAATCTTGACCTGACAGGTTTTGAAGCACCTGAAATTGAGGATATTTTATCCAATGTCCATGATAAGGATGTCATGGAAGATGATTTTGATGTGGATGAAGAACTAAAGAAACCGACCATCGCAAGAAGAGGAGATATCTGGCAACTTGGGAAACATAAGGTTATTTGTGGGGATTCAACCAATCCTGAGACATATCGATTACTGATGGGAGATAAGAAAGCTAATCTTGTAGTGACAGATCCACCCTACAATGTCGATGTGGAAGAAACCGCTGGAAAGATTATGAATGATAATATGTCAGATTCGGATTTCTATCAGTTCCTCTTTTCTATGTTTTCGAATGTAGAACAATCAATGGAGTCAGATGCCTCTATCTATGTTTTCCATGCGGATACGGAAGGACTCAATTTCAGAAAGTCGTTTAAGGATGCAGGTTTCTATTTAAGCGGTTGTTGTATATGGAAGAAGAATGCTTTGGTTTTAGGACGAAGCCCCTACCAGTGGCAACATGAACCTTGCCTCTTTGGATGGAAACAAAAAGGAAAGCACCAATGGTTTAGCGACCGTAAGCAAACAACTATCTGGGAATATGACCGTCCAAAGTCTAGCAAAGACCACCCAACCATGAAGCCCATTCAATTGATGGCTTATCCAATTCAAAATTCTTCTATGCGAGGAACAATTGTTCTAGATCCATTTTTGGGTTCTGGTTCAACACTCATTGCGGCAGACCAAACTGGAAGAGTTTGTTATGGAATTGAATTAGATGAGAAATTTGTGGATGTCATTGTGAAGCGATTCATAGAAGCTACTGAAAGTAAGGATATTTCAGTAATTCGTGATGGGAAAGAGATGATGTATGACCAAATAGTTAACGGTGTGGAGGAGAACATATGAGTTTAACCTTCATTGATTTTTTTGCTGGAGTAGGAGGTTTCAGAAAAGGTCTTGAATTGGCTGGTATGACTTGTCTAGGCTACTGTGAAAAAGATAAGTTTGCTAGAAAATCTTATGAAGCCATGTATGATACGAAAGGAGAGTGGTTTAGTGATGACATCACAAGTATTGAACCAGCACGACTTCCAAAAGCAGATTTATGGACTGCGGGAAGTCCTTGTCAAAATGTGTCTATCGCAGGAAAACGTGCAGGACTATACGGTGAAAGAAGTGGACTCTTTTTTACATTTGTTGACCTCCTCAAGAGCCAAAAAGAAGAGGATAAACCCGAATGGGTACTCCTTGAAAATGTTAAGGGACTTTTATCAAGTAGCGGGGGACGAGATTATCTCGACTATCTCCTTGAGTTGGAACAAGCAGGGTATGAGCTCGAATGGCAAGTGTTCAATTCCAAAGATTACGGAGTCCCACAAAATAGAGAACGAATCTATACTCTCGGACATCTTAGAAGTAGAGGTAGACGACAAGTATTACCTGTCAGCCGAGAAAGCGGTAGCCATCTTAAGCAACTTGTAGGCGGTATGCAAAGTTATCGAGTTTATGATCCAGCTGGAATAGCAACGACACTTGTTGGTGAAGGTGGTGGAGTCGGTGCAAAAACTGGACTCTATTTAATCGACCAGTCGACGACAGCTCCAAAAGTGACAGAAGAAGCGAGGTGTTTGACTGCTCGTTATACTGCTGGTAGCACTAAGCGAACCGCAATGAACTCTGCTGTATTAGAAGTTCAACCTATCCTGACCCCTGATAGAGTGAAGAAACGTCAAAACGGACGAAGGTTAAAAGAACAGAATGAACCAATGTTCACTCTAACTTCACAAGATAGGCACGGAATCCTTGAGGGAATTAAGGTAAGAAACGGTACGAAAAAAGGCTTTCAAGTAGCCGAACTGGGAGATTCTGTTGACTTATCCTATCCTAACTCTCCTACAAGACGTGCAAGAGTCGGTAAAGGTATCGCCCATAACCTATCTTGTAGTGGCCAAATGGGAGCAGTTGTTTGGAATAATAAAGTTGTAAAAATCAGGCGGTTAACACCTAGGGAGTGCTTTCGACTTCAAGGTTTTTCAGATGATTTGTTTGAGAAAGCACAGGCAGTGAACTCAGATGCTCAACTGTATAAACAGGCTGGAAATGGTGTTACAGTACCTGTAGTATATGCAATTGCTTGTGCGATTTTATCTTCAAAATAATGCAGAAAAGACTGGATATAAGTTCCCTATAGAGTTAATATGTACACAACAAAGAGGAGGAGAACACTCATATGAAAACCCAAACTAAACTTGAAAATCTGTACTCGCTCTACGAGGCAACTGCCAGCATTGTACCTTATAAAGATTGGGTAATAGTTGCTTTCCAAAGTTATAAAGGAATCAATGTACATATCTTTAAGACGATTGAGAGTTTGGAGAACTTATCAAATTTTGAAAGAAGATTTAACTTGGTGGTTGATTCCGAAGAATCATTCGCATACCAAGGTGAGGCTGTTAAGTGGGCATTTGGGAAGATTGGAGGTTAAATAGTGAAACCAGAACAAGTTGAAAGGCTAAAAACTCGTTATCCAGAGGGGAGTCGAGTTAGATTAGTGACAATGGAAGACCCTTTTGCTCCACCGACTGGTACACTTGGGACAGTCACTGGAGTAGATGATATTGGTTCAATCTTAGTTAACTGGGACAACGGCAGTCGATTAAATGTTCTCTTCGGAATCGACAGAATTTTAAAAATATAATAAACAAAAGGTTTCAGAAAGTTCTGAGGCCTTTTTTAGTTGCTGAAGAGGAGGTGATAGCCATAGCAGTTAGAGGACGAAAACCAAAACCAACTAATCTTAAAATTCTAGAAGGTAATCCCAGCAAACGACCTCTTCCGAAAAATGAGGTTAAGCCCAAACGAAAGGCTCCACGTTGCCCCCAGTGGCTCGAAGAAGATGCCAAGAAAGAATGGAAGCGAATGGGGAAAATTCTTGAACAGATGGGCTTACTGACGGATATGGATATGACTGCTTTTGCAGGGTATTGTCAAGCCTATGCCAGATGGAAGGAAGCAGAGGAGTTTCTATCAAAGCATGGCTCAATTTTAAAAACCCCCAATGGTTATCTCCAACAGGTTCCACAGGTCTCGATTAGTCAAACCAATTTAAAAATCATGCTTAAGTTTTGCGAGCAATTTGGACTAACCCCATCAGCAAGAAACAGGTTAGCAACAATGGATGCGGAAGTTGGCTCTGGTGATGAGATGGAAGATTTATTAGGAGGTATCCTATGACTTATCATTATCAGCCTAGTTCCTTTATGCTTTCGACCTCACACTATGATAAAGCTAAAGCAGATAGAGCTGTTGCGTTTATTCAAAACTTATGTCATACGAAAGGGAAATGGGCTGGGAAAAAATTTATGTTGTTGCCGTGGCAAGAACAGATTGTTCGAGATCTCTTTGGAATTGTGAAAGAAGATGGGAATCGTCAATTCTTAACAGCCTATGTTGAGATTCCAAAGAAGAATGGAAAGTCAGAACTCGCAGCTGCCATAGCTCTTTATCTTCTGTATGCAGATAATGAAGCGAGTGCTGAAGTCTATGGTGCAGCTTGTGACCGAAATCAGGCTTCTATCGTATTTGATGTTGCGAAACAAATGGTTCTCATGAGTCGACCCCTTGAGAAACGCTCTAAGGTCATGGCCGCAACAAAACGAATCATCAATTATAGCAATGCTGGATTTTATCAAGTCTTATCTGCAGAAACTGGAACCAAGCATGGATTAAACGTATCTGGTCTTGTTTTCGATGAAATACATGCTCAACCGAATCGTCATCTTTATGATGTTTTGACGAAAGGATCAGGTGATGCTCGTGAGCAACCTCTTTTCTTTATCATTACAACTGCAGGCAACGATAAAAATTCTATCTGTTATGAACTCCACACCAAGTCCTTAGATATTCTAAATGGACGAAAGAAGGACACCAGTTTTTATCCTGTTGTCTATGGATTGACTGATGAGGACGATTGGAATGATGAAGAAAATTGGCTCAAAGCCAATCCTTCACTCGGACATACAATAGGGATTGATCGAGTGAGGGAAGCTTATCAACAAGCACTGGACAACCCAGCTGAAGAAAATGTTTTTAAACAACTGCGTCTGAATATGTGGACCAGTTCGAGTGTAGCTTGGATTCCTGAACATGTTTATGATAAAGGTAACCAAGAAATAGATATTGTCAGTTTGAAAGGTAGAGAATGTTATGCGGGACTAGACCTTTCTAGTACTTCAGACATCACAGCTTTTGTTCTAGTCTTTCCTCCAAGAAATGAATTGGAAAACTACGTAGTGTTACCATTCTTTTGGTTACCTGAAGATACACTTTCATTAAGATGCCGTCGTGATCACGTTTTGTATGATGTTTGGGAAAAACAAGGATTTCTTCACACGACGGAGGGGAATGTCATTCACTATGGGTATATTGAGAAGTTCATTGAAGAGTTATCGAAGAATTATCACATTAAGGAAGTCGCATATGATAGATGGAATGCGACCCAAATGGTACAGAATTTGCAAGACATGGGCTTAAATATGATTCCATTCGGACAAGGGTATAAGGATATGAGTCCACCGTCTAAAGAGTTGTTTAAACTTATGATGGAAGGTAAAATCCAACATGGAGGCCATCCTGTATTGAAATGGATGGGGCAGAATGTTGTTATGAGACAAGATCCTGCTGGTAATATAAAGCCAGATAAGGAAAAATCTGTGGAAAAGATTGACGGTATTGTGGCTCTCATCATGGGGATTGACCGTTGTATCAGGCATCAGGGAAATGATTTTAGTATCTATGATGAAAGAGGTATTATCAGTTTTTAATGGTATAATGGAATAAATAAATGTAGAGGGTTTTACCATGAACGAAATGATTATAAAACGATTATCCCCCTCCAAGTCTGTAGAAGATTTGCTTATAAAGAAAACTTCGGACTTAAATTGGAAATATGTTGATGTACTTTTTTCATTTAAGGGTATTTATACTTTAGGAATAAAGGCATTTTATCCCAATAAAGTTAGCACTGTACCAAATGGTACTGTACTATATCCTATTGAAAATGAGGTAGAAAATAGAAGGCAACGCTTATATAGTGGTGCCTATCTATTAAACCATTTTGAAGAATATCAAGAACTAAATACTTTGAAGGAACTTCATGAGTTCATTCAAGTTTATGAAACTCTAGGAAATTTGATTCCAGTTTGGCCTGGAGCGAATTCACATAGAGGTGTTTTTGGTGTTTATGATTTGGCTGATTTATATTTTTATGATTCCAAGATAGAGGAATTTGGGAGATCGTTTTATAATAACTTTTTTACAGAAACTTCTGTTTATAACTTTACTAGATTTTGTCAGCAAGGTAGTGGCATTCCCTATGATATTCAAGATTATTTATCTATGGATAGGGAAGAATATAGAAGGTTTCTAAATCATATTGTTCAGGTGATACAGGATAGGAACAATCAATTCCCATCTACAAATTTATAGAAAGTAACTGAAAAATAGAATAAGAACTAAGCATCTCATTTGTTGAGGTGCTTTTTTGGTATACAAAAATAGGAGGATGTATGGGAGTTTTAGTATGGTTAGGCTTGAAACAAGCACGAGATAAACCCAAAAATGAATATGAAGGACAAGATTTTTCATACCTTTTTGGTCGCACAACTAGTGGACAAAATGTGGATGAATTTAAGGCGATGCAGACAACTGCAGTTTATGCTTGTGTACGTATCTTATCAGAAGCAATCGCATCATTACCGATTCATGTGTATGAAAGAACAGACAAAGGAAAAGAAAAACGAGTGGACCATCCACTCTATTTTCTGTTGCATGACGAACCGAACCCCGAGATGTCCTCCTTTGTCTTTCGTGAAACATTGATGAGCCATCTGCTTATTTGGGGGAATGCTTATGTACAAATCATTCGAGATAGGAGTGGAAATGTCATTAGTCTCTACCCATTGTTGCCAGATAAAATGAGTGTTCATCGAGATAGCCGTGGCATCCTCTATTATAAATACCAAAGACAAACCGAAGAGAATCCAAATATTACTGAAACAGGAACTGTCATATTACCTCAAGAAGATGTGCTGCATGTTCCAGGCTTGGGTTTTGATGGTTTGATAGGCTATTCTCCGATTGCACTTGCGAAAAATGCAATCGGTATGACACTTGCGACAGAAGAGTATGGAGCATCGTTTTTTCGTAATGGTGCAAATCCAGGTGGTGTCCTAGAGCATCCAGGTATTCTAAAAGACCCTAAAAGAGTACGAGATTCTTGGAATGAAGTTTATAAAGGTGTGGCTAACGCACACAAAGTCGCGGTGCTGGAAGAAGGTATGAAATATACCCAAATTGGAATACCACCAGAAGAAGCTCAATTTTTACAAACCAGAAAATTTCAAATCAATGAGATTGCTAGACTCTATCGTATTCCACCACATATGGTAGGGGATTTAGAAAAGTCATCTTTTTCTAATATCGAACAACAATCCCTTGAATTTGTAAAATACACACTTGACCCTTGGGTGGTCCGCTTTGAACAAAGTTTCAAGCGGGCTCTTTTTTTACCCGAAGAAAAGAAAACTCACTTTATCAAGTTCAATGTGGATGGACTTCTTCGAGGAGATTATCAGAGTCGGATGAATGGATATGCGGTTGGCCGTCAAAATGGCTGGCTATCGACTAATGATATTCGTGAGTTAGAAGATTTAAACCTTTTATCGGATGAAGAGGGAGGTAATCTTTACCTCATTAACGGAAATATGACCAAGCTAAAAGATGCTGGTGGATTTATGAAACAAGAAAGTGAATCAGTAATGCAACCATCAGAGGAGGAAGAAGATGCGTAAATTTTGGAATTTCAGTGAAGAGGATACTGGCCGAACTCTTCGCTTGGAGGGGCAAATTGCAGACCAAACTTGGTTCGGTGATGAAGTCACTCCTCAACTATTCAAAGAGGAACTCAATCGTTCCTCTGGAGATATCAAACTTTGGATAAACAGTCCTGGAGGAGATGTCTTTGCGGCCAGTCAAATCTATAACATGCTTATGGAATATAAAGGCGATGTACATGTACAGATCGATAGCCTTGCAGCAAGTGCTGCTAGTGTTATCGCGATGGCAGGTACAACAGTTTCCATGAGTCCAGTTGCCATGATGATGATTCACAATCCTTGGACTGTGGCACAAGGTGAAGCCAAGGATATGCAGAAGGTCATTGAAATGTTGGGAGAAATTAAGGAATCCATCATCAATGCCTATGAACTAAGAACAGGACTTTCAAGAACTAAGCTATCTCACCTTATGGACTCAGAGTCTTGGTTCAATGCAAAAAAAGCTATTGAACTAGGCTTTGCGGACAAAATTCTCTTTGACAAACAAGAGGAACATGGAATGGAGACTGAGAGTTATTCTTTCAGTCGAACTGCTGCCCAACAAGACTTACTTGTCAAAATGCAGGCGAAACTTGAAGTCCAACAACCAAAGAAAACAATCCCTATCAATCAGTTGGAAAAACGATTGAATTTGCTCAAATAACGAAAGGAATATGAACTGATGTCTAAATTACTTGAATTGAAAGAAAAACGTAACCTAGCTTGGCAACAAGCAAAAACCTTCCTTGATTCTGTTCGATCAGAAGACGGACTGGTATCTAAGGAAGATTCCAAACGCTATGATGACATGGAAGCAAAAATCAACCTCTACAATCAAGAGATTGCTCGATTGGAGCGACAAGAAAAGATTGACCTTGAACTTGCTCAACCAGCGTCACAGACTTTAATTGGGCAACCCACTACAGTTTTGAATGACAAGACTACTGAAGAGGAAAAGAAAGGTGTGGGTTCAGATAGCTATGCCAAGACTTTTTGGACAAGTGTTCGTAAACGACACTTCTTTGATGTCAAGGATGTCCTTCGAGTTGGAGAAGATACCGAGGGTGGTCATCTGGTTCCTGATGAGTATGAGAAGAAACTGGTTCAAAGATTACAAGAAGAGAATTTCTTCCGCAGCCTTGCGACTGTTATCAAAACATCTAGTGGTGAGCGTAAGATTCCTGTTGTGACAGGACATGGTTCAGCCTCATGGATGGATGAAAATGGACTTTACCCTGAAACAGAAGAAACCTTTGGTCAGGTGACACTCGACTCTCATAAGATTGGGACTGCCATTCGTATTTCAGAAGAGTTGCTTAACGATTCAGTCTTTGACCTTGAATCCTATATGACAGCTGAATTTGCTCGTCGTATTGGTACGGAAGAAGAAAAGGCATTCTTGATTGGCGATGGTTCTAAGAAACCGACAGGTATCTTTACTCAGGCAGAAGTTACAGGTCCAACGACTGCTACAAACAATATTACCTTTGACGATATGATTGAACTGTATCATTCTCTACCAGCACCATATCGAAAGAACGCAGTTTGGATTTTACATGATACGACAGTCAAAGCTATCCGTAAACTCAAAGATAACAATGGCAATTATATCTGGCAGCCATCCACACAAGCTGGACAACCAGATTTGATTCTAAATCGTCCATACTATACTTCAACCTTTGCCCCACTACCTGAAGCCGGAAACAAAGCTATTGCATTTGGTGATTTCTCATTTTATTGGATTGCGGACCGTCAGGGACGTACCTTCAAACGTCTGAATGAACTCTATGCCAATAATGGACAGATTGGTTTTCTTGCTTCACAACGTGTTGATGGTAAGTTAGTCCTACCTGAAGCCGTGAAGACACTAACAGTGAAGGCTAAGTAGTCATGGTTAGTTTAGCAGAAGCAAAACAGTATCTTAAAGTGGAACATGGGGATGAGGATGGACTGATTGAGCAGTTGCTCGAAACCAGTCAACAACTCTGTGAAGATATTTTGCGACAATCAATTTATTCAGAGGTTCTAAAGACGGCAATCCTTTATGGGGTTGCCTATCTTTATGAACACAGAGAAGATGCCAATCATAAGGAGTTGAAAGAGACTCTCTATCATTTGTTGTTGGCCGAACGAAAGGATGTATTCTGATGAAGATTGCACCGTTGAGGGAACACTTGTCATTTCAGATTCGACAGATTGTTCAAGATGAGATTGGCAATGAAACTTCGACATGGATACCTTTATTTGACCGGTGGTGTTCTTGTCGTCCTCTCACCTTGACCGAAAGGGATGGGAGTGTGACGAAACTGGAACAAGAGAAAGTCCAGTTCACCCTCAGGTATGAAAAGGCAATTCTTGGACTTCATTCCTTAACGACTCACATTCAATTTCGTGGTCAAACCTATGAGATTGAGTCTATTGATGGAGATACAGTGCCACGTCAACTGATTTACATCGTCGCCATTAGGGAGGAGAGTTATGACTAGAATTGAACTAGATGCACTAGAAACTGCCATCGCAAATGAGCTGGCGGAATTTGTAGAGGATACAACAGAGGTGATGCGTGAAGTTGTAGAGGAAATCACCGAGGAATCCATCGTAACCTTGAAAGCAACGTCACCTAGAAAGAGTGGTTCCTATGCCAAAGGGTGGAAGAGTAAAGCAACGATTGATACCAGTACAGGTCTAACCAAGACCATTCATAATCGAACGCCAGGCCTGACGCATCTGTTAGAAAATGGTCATGCCAAAAGCTCTGGTGGGCGAGTTGAGGGAATTAAGCATATCGCACCTGTTGAGAAACAAGCAATACAATCCTTAGAAGAAAAGCTGAGAAAGCGAGTGTGATAGGACATGTTACTGAGCGAATTGTACGCCATTCTCAAAGAATTACAGCTCCCACTCGCCTACCATCATTTTGAAGAAGGGAGTCGTCCAAGACCACCGTATCTAGTATATTTGGTAACTGATTCAGATAATCATGGTGCAGACAATTGGACTTATCATAAGCAAAATAATCTGCAAGTGGAACTCTATACCACCAAGAAAGATTTGGCAGCTGAACAAAGGGTGGAGTCATTATTTGACAGCCACCTTATTTATTTTGAAAAAGTAGAGACCTATATCTCATCTGAGAAACTCTACCAAATAACCTATTACATCACATTACATGGAGGATAATATGTCTGAAAAGAATAAGGTCACCTTTGGACTACAAGATGTCCATTGGGCAGAAGTTACAAGCGAAGGTCCTGATGGTACGTTGACATACGGCAATGTAGAACGACTTCGTGGTGCTGCAGAATTAACCCTTGAACCAACAGGAGATAAGGGTTCTTATAAGGCAGACAATATCAATTTTTATACAACAGAGTCAAATGATGGCTATGAGGGAACACTAAAAGTTGCCCTTCTAACGCAGGAATTTTTGACACGAGTCCTTGGAGAACAGTTGGATGCGACGACAAACACCATTTCAGAGATTGCAAACAGCGAAAAGAAAAATTTTGCGTTGATGTTCCGTTTTGAAGGGGATAAAAAAGAAACATTACACGTTTTGTATTATTGTTACGCATCTCGTCCGACTGTTGGTTCAAAAACCAAGTCTGGTTCAGATATCAATGAGGTAGAGTTGACCTTTACTGCCAGTCCTCGACCACTTGATAAAGTTGTACGTAGACGTACAACGGAGGAAACGAGTGATGAGATTCGTGAAAACTGGTTCAAGGCAGTTTTTGAACCTCGTAAGTAAGGGAGAAGGCAATGAGAGAAAGTATTACAATAGCAGGCACGACCTACGAGTTAGCAACCAATGCCTACACCCCAATCGCTTATAAAGAGCAGTTTGGTAAGGACTATTTTCAAGATTTATTCTCGATGGTCAATAGTCAAGCAATCTTGGCAAAACTTGACCAGTTAGAAGATGGAGAGGAATTACAGGCACATCATATTGATGTTTCTATTCTGTCTGATTTCGATATGACATTTTTCCATCGAATCTTTTGGGTCTTTGCGAAGTCAGCTAATCCACGAGTGAAACCATTTGTGGATTTTTATATGGAGATGGAAGAATTTCCAGTGCAGGAAGTAGCCCCTGTCTTGATGAATATGTTGAACCAAGGGATGTCAACCAGAAAAAAGCAGATGAAACAGAAGCAGCGAGTGAAGAAATCTTCACAGTAGAGAGTTATTTCTCCTGTTGTAAGGAGACTGGTTTGACCATTGACGATTTAAAACATATCTCTATTGGGATGGCACTTGACTACCAAACGGACTATGTGGAGGTGCGTACTCGAGAAACTTCTCAAACACGCCGAGCAACTCAAGCTGATTTTGATAATTTCTGATGGTAGAAAGGAGGGACTATGGCTGGAAACATCAAGGGGATTACGATTGAAATTGGTGGCGATACCCAACCCTTACAAGATGCACTTAAGGGTGTAAACAAACAAGCATCTGAAGTTACCAAAGAATTAAGACAGATTGATAAGGCTCTCAAGTTTGATACTGGCAATGTCACTCTTCTGACGCAAAAGCAGGAAGTCTTGGCAAAACAAGTCGAGACAACCAAAGAAAAATTGGCAACGCTCCGTCAAGCCCAATCACAGGTGGAAGCTCAATTTAAGGCTGGGGATATTGGGGCAGACCAGTACCGTGCCTTTCAACGTGAGGTGGAAACTACTCAAAGGCTGCTAACCTCCTATGAAACTAAGTTAGCTGATGTGTCATCAACGCTTGAGAATCACGGTCGAGCTAGTAGTTCAGCGGCTCAACAATTAGATGAACTCCAAGTGGAGCAGGGGCAGTTAGCAAGTGAGATGAACAAGGTCACGTCTCAATTTGAGTTACAAGAAAGTGCTTTGTCATTCAATAGTTCCGAAGCCGAACGCAATGCCATAGCCCAACAAAAGATTGGAGCACAGTCAGAAATTGTTTCTAAACAAATTTCCAATCTCGAAAAGCAACTAGCCCTGACAAAGAGTGAATATGGTGAGAATTCCATTGAAGCCAATAAGATGGAAGCTGAGTTGAACCAAGCAAAGACCGCTCTAAATAACCTGAACAACGAGATGGATAAGACCAGCTCCTCTGCCGATGGTGCTCAAGATGGCATGAAAGCCATGTCTGACACCATTCGGGCTGAGGCACTTCAAGCGACCAGTGAGAAGCTAGCAGACATCTCTCAGAAAATCTTCGAAGTCGGAACAGAGTCCATGTCTGCGGCAGCTCAACTTCAAGCCAGCAATGCCCAATTCTCTACCGTCTTTGGGGATATGGAGAATGCTGCTAAGGATGCCCTCAATAGGATTGGGGAAGAGATGGACATTGTTCCAGAGCGTCTTCAAGGTTCCTTCACTCAGATGGCTTCCTTTGCCAAAACCTCTGGGATGGATACGGCTCAGGCTTTGGATCTGACCACTCGTGCAACCAGAGCAGCGGCTGATGGGGCAGCATTTTACGACAAATCCATCGAAGAAGTCACCGAAAACCTGCAGTCCTTCCTCAAAGGTAACTATGAAAATGACGCAGCTCTAGGTATTTCTGCGACAGAAACCACTCGTAATGCAGCGGCGAACAAGCTCTATGGAAAGTCCTTCAATGAACTATCAGAAGCTCAGAAGCAGTTAACCCTCCTTCAAATGGTAGAGGACGGCAATGAACTCTCTGGAGCCTTGGGACAAGCTGCAAGGGAATCAGACGGACTGGAAAACGTTCTGGGTAACCTAAGACAGTCTGGAACTAATGCTTTAGCAGCAATCGGTCAACCGATTCTGGAGATGCTTATTCCAGTCTTTCAAAGTTTGGCAGACATTGTTAGTCAACTAGCGACTTGGTTTACCAACTTATCCAGTCCCATCAAGGAAGTCGTCATTATCTTCACAGGTATTTTTGCCGTGGTAGGGATGTTACTTCCTGTTTTCTTGGGCTTACAGGTTGCGGCAGCCGCTATGGGGACAACCGTTGTTGGAATGATAACGGCATTTTTGCCGATTGTGGGGATTATTGTTGGTATTGTAGCTGCCATTACCTTACTGATTGTTGGGTTAAAAGAACTCTGGACGAATCACGAAGGCTTTCGATCGGCTGTGACGGAAATCTGGAATAGTATCTATGCCTTTCTGTCCATGATCATCCAGCAGATTTCTAGTTTTGTTATGTCCATCTGGGGAACGCTAACCACATGGTGGACTGAAAACCAGCAATTGATTCTAAATGCTGCAACCACGGTATGGAATGCCATCACTACGGTTATTCAAACGGTGATGACTATTCTAGGACCGCTCATCCAAGCAAGTTGGGAGAATATCAAACTTATCATCACAGCCGCTTGGGAGATGATAAAGATTGTGGTCGAGACTGCTATCAATGTGGTACTTGGTATCATCAAGGCAGTCATGCAGGTTATCACTGGTGATTGGACTGGCGCTTGGGAAACCATCAAACAGGTCTTATCGATGGCATGGGAGGGCATCAAGTCCCTTATTTCCTTAGCCCTCAATTTCATCGCCCAGTACATCTCAACTGCTTGGACAGGTATCAAGAATACCATCTCAAATTTACTGACAGCTATCAGTTCAGTCGTTTCATCCATTTGGTCAGCAATCCAATCGACCATATCTAATATCTTATCCAATATTGGAGTCACGGTATCCAATATTTGGAACGGTATCCGAAACACGGTCTATAGTGTCTTGAGTGGCATTTCAAGCACGGTATCATCCGTTTGGAATGGTGTCAAGAATACCATTTCCAATGCCATCAATGGGGCAAGAGATGCCGTGAGTAACGCTATCAATGCCATCAAAAGTCTCTTTAACTTTCAAATTCGCTGGCCGCATATCCCCCTCCCTCACTTTCGAGTATCAGGTTCAGCCAATCCTCTTGATTGGTTGAAGGGTGGAATTCCGAGAATCTCCATTGATTGGTATGCCAAAGGAGGAATTTTAACCAAACCAACTGCATTTGGGGTAAACGGCAATAGCCTAATGGTTGGAGGAGAAGCAGGACGTGAAGCAGTTCTACCTCTTAATAACCAAACTCTTGGCAGTATCGGACGCAGCATCGCTGCCACCATGCCGAACAAGGGAACAACCATAACGGTCAATATCACAGATGTTGTGATTCGTGAAGAAGCGGATATGAAAAAACTAGCTGATTATGTAGCTGGTCGATTAGCTGATGAAATGGCACGACAAGCCTTACTGAGAGGAGGAACGGTGTGATTAAACATAATGAATTGGTACTGAATGGAAAAGGCACTTCGTCTTTTCCTTTTAAAGTGCTTGTGGAAGATAGACCGAGCATTCAAGTGCCACGGTCTAAAACGCAACTCCTAGACCATCGTGGGTTGAGTGGGGCGATTGTTCAAACCAATAAGCATCGTGAGGTGATTGAGAAACCTTACCGCTTGTATCTGATTGGTGTGAGTGAGAAAGAGGTCAATGAGTTCTCGGCTTATCTCATGCAGGAAGGGTTTTGGCTAGAAAGTGAACGCCTTAAGCTCACCAGGCTCTGGTGTTACCGAACGGATAGCTTTGACATCAAGCAGGATGACCACGATGTGTATGTAATTGATGTGACCTTTATCTGTCACCCCACTCGCTTTTTTAAGAATGTGGATAGGCAAGTTTTGAGTGCCAATGGTGTGCTAAAAACACAAGGATCTGCCCTTGCCTTTCCTAGTATTACCATCACCGGTCAATCGGTGTCAGAAACCTCATTCACAGTAGGTGACCAAGTGATTCGCATTGAGAAATTTACAGAGCCTCTCCTTATGGTTAATCACCCAGACCGTCCTAGTTTTAAGACCTTATCAGGGAAAGCTGTTAAGTGGTCTGGTGATTTTATCACGATAGATGCCAGTCATCCAACACAATCTGTCGGAGTGATTTTAGGCAGTGGGATACTATCTCTTACCTTTGAGACGAATTGGGGGTGGGTGTGATGCTTTACCTTCTTGATGGTCAAACAAAGACAGCGAAATGGAATGGTCAGCCATTATTTGAAACGGTGAGTGCAACGGTAGAAGAGGAGCTGAATGGCACCTTTCAGCTGCGTTTAACATACCCTATTACAGATTCAGGTGTTCATGAAAACCTTAGAGCAGATGAGTTGATTTTGTGTCCAACTCCTGATTTGGGAAAGCAGCTTTTTCGTGTTAAGCAGGCAAAGATTCAAGACGATACGATAGAGCTTGAGTGCTATCACATTTCAGATGATGTGATGAAGCGTCAGATTAAGCCTTTTTCAGCGACTAACACGACTTGTCAATCAGCCTTGATGAGGCTGGTTGAGGCTTGTCCAACTGATTTGGTGCTTTTTAGTTTTGATAGTGATGTGACAGAGCGTCATACCTATGTGTCTGACGAAGACTTGACGCTCTATCAAGCTTTGATGGATGGTAAACATTCCATCCTTGGAACCTGGGAAGGTGAGCTCGTCCGTGATAACTTTCAGCTGACGGTTAAGAAACACCGTGGCAACGATAAGGGAGTTATTCTCACAAGTCATCACAATCTGAAAGCTTTTGAGGATAAGGGTGATTCTGAGAAGGTCATTACACGCATCTATGCGACCTCAACCTTTCAGACAGAAGGTAGTGATGAGGATACTTTGCTTTCAGTCGTTGTGGAAAGTCCCCTCATTACCCAATACCCTTATGTCCATGAAGCACGGTATGAGAATAACACACTTCAGACAGAGGAAGAATTGCGCCAATGGGCGATGGCTAAGTTCACGCATGAGCATATCGATAGCATCTCCAGACAGCTAACTATTGAAGTCTATCAGTTAGATGGTCAGGAAGTCCATCTGGGAGATACGGTCACTCTTAAAAGTCAAAAGCACAAGGTAGATGTTAAGAAAAAGGCAGTTAGTTATACCTTTGACGCTCTAGAAGAAGTGTATCTTTCAGTGACCTTTGATGATGAGGTTAGCTTTACAGCCTCTGGATCATCTGGGACCCATTCGCTAACCAGTGCGGCCAAGACCATTCTTGACGTCAATCAATCGGTTACAGAACACCGAGCGTCTAAGGAGCGAGCCAATTTTAACAAGGTCTTTGATAGGCAGTTTGAACGCCTTCAAACAGAAGTTGAAGATGGTATCGCTATGGCCAAAGCAGAAGGCGAGCGTTCTGGGAAGAAAGCTGCACTTGATTATCTGGCAACGGATGCCTTAGAAGCACGAGTTGCAGCACTTCAAAAAGCTAGGATTGATGAGTTGACCGTCTCTAGTTCAGCATGGATGACAAGGCTTGTCTCTCAACAAATTCTATCAGAGTATGTGAAGAGTTTAGAGGTGGAAGCAGACAAGGTCGTTATTCCTGGCCAGCACACCCCAGTCTTTAGTTTGGATAGGGATGGGAATCTTTCCATTGATACACCACTCTTAAAGGTGAGAGGGGAAAGTCTAGCGACACAAGCTGACCTTAAAACCATCTCTTTAACTCCTGGACCAATGGGTGATGCTGGAGCAGATGGGGTGGGCATTCAATCAAGGGAGCAGTACTACTTAGTGTCTGCACAAAAGACTGGCCTTACGGCAACAAACACTGGTTGGAGCAAAACCATTCCTTCTCTCACCTCAACGCTTAAGTATCTGTGGAACTATGAAAAAACAACGTTCACCAATGGCTCAACGACAGTCACAACGCCCATTGTCATCGGAGTTTATGGGGACAAGGGTGTGGATGGAATGGCTGGTAAGGACGGAAAGACCCTTTACACTTGGCGGATGTACGCAGATAGTGACAAGGGAGATGGGATTTCTGCCGTCTCAACTGGCAAACGCTACCTCGGACTAGCCGTCAATAGGGAGAGTGCAACGCCTTCAACTAACCCTAGTGACTATACCTGGTCATCCTTTTTTGAGGGAGCAGAACTGGGTGGGCGTAATTACATTGACGATTATGCCATGAAGGTTACGACTTTTTCATCTGTTACCTCTGAGTGGAAGAAGGAGGTAATTGAAGATACGAGCTCTGTTAGTGGTGTGACCGTTAAGTTGACCTGTACTAAAGCAGGTACTGGCGGCTTTCATCGGAACTTCTATGATTTAAGAAGTCGAATTGGTACTAACATGACTTTCTCGATTGATCTTAAGTGTTCAAAATCTGTCACACTCAATATGGGTTGTGAACTCGGTGGAACGAAAGCTTACGACGTCACAACAGATTGGCAAAGGTTTGTTTCTTCATGGAAAGTAAGTAGTTATCAGTACTATTCTTATATCTTTTACTTAAAGTCAGGTTCGTGGTTAGTAGGAGATGTGGTTTATCTTCGAAATGTTCAATTGGAAGATGGCAACGTTGCTTCAGCGCCTGGGCCTTCTTTAAATGATCTTATCGCCCAAATTGATGCCAAGGCAGATAATGGCTTCATAAAGCAGCAATTAGACCTTCTAACTGAAAAGACAGAATCTCTCCGAGTAGACCTTGAGGCGAGGGCGTTGGCAAAAGAAGTAGCTGATTGGCTCAAGTCTTATAAAGAGTTTGAGAAGAATAATGAAGCTGTCCTTGCGCAATTTAATCAAGACTTTATTGATAACACAGCTCGTATCGCAGCTATTGAAGCAGATCTTAAAGCCAACAGTCTCTTGCTTAACTTTGTCAATACCTATTTGAGAGCTGGTGATAATGGGGTGATTATTGGTAAGAAGGATAACTCTGAATATATCGAATTAACCCCACAAGGGATGATGATTAAGTCAGCTGGTAATGCCGTTATGACGGTTACAGCTGGTGTAATTAAAATCCATCATGGGGTCTTTGTGGAGACCTTACAGGTTGGTTATTACCGACTAGAAGCTGCTAGGCATAATGCCAAGCATCTAGTTTGTCGTTTTATTGATGCCAAGTAGAAAGGAGACCTTATGGCAGATTATGGTTCAAATAATGATAGGGGCTATACCCTACTTTTGCGAGTGGAAGAAACAGGCACTTCTACCGCTGACAATACATCTACTGTCCGAGTTCAACTCTGGCTAAAGAATGGTTATACGACCTTTGGGATGTATGACTGTAGGGCAAGTGTGTCTATCGATGGCCAGACGCTTTCTTGGTCAGGGCGACCAGATATGTACACGGCTCATAGTTCTCTTCACTTGATTGATAAGACCATCACTGTGCCACATGATTCGAATGGGTCAAAAACCATCAGTTTTTCTGCGACCTTCTCTGGGTCTGGTGGCTGGTCGCCTGGCACCTTAAATACAGGGTCACAGTCGTTACGATTGAGCGATATTCCGCGGTCATCTAGCGCTACAGTTTCTGGGAATATGATGGGGCAAGCCGTAACCATCACGATAAAGCGTGCCAGTAGTGATTTTACCCATAACATGACCTGGCATTTTGGCTCTCTAAGTGGGACAATTGGAACAGGCATTGCGACTTCTGTAACGTGGACACCTTCGATTTCACAGTTGGCTACTCAGATTCCAAATAGCACCTCAGGTAATGGGCATTTAACGCTAGTCACTATCTATGGTGGTAAGACAGTAGGCTCAATGACAATTCCGATTTCCCTCAACCTACCGATGTCAGTTGTTCCAACCTTGGACAGTATTTCTGTTTCAGAATCCCATGCCACTGCAAAAACGATTTTAACTGGCACCAGTTTTGCCCAGTTGGTGTCTAATCCTAAAGTGACCTTCAACCAAGGAGCAGGTATTTACGGATCGATCATTCCTTCGACGGGGTATCGTGCAGAAGTCTTCAGATTTGAGAACAATCAGTGGGTTCAACTGCCTAATGTGGCAACGAGTAATAACGGTCTTTTGGGAGGTATCAACTGGACTGGTCGTGCTAAGGTTTCTGCCTATGTGACTGATTCGAGAGGGCGACAAAGTGCTCGAAATGAAGTGGAGATAACCCTATTAGAGTATTTCAAACCCATCTTCTCATTCTCAGCGGTTCGTGCTGGTTCTAGTATGAATGAGGTAACGGTCACACGAAAGCTTAAGATTGCCCCTTTAACCATCAATAGTATCCAAAAGAACAAGGCAACTTTGACTTGGGAAGTGGTTGATTTGGCAAGTGGACAGAAGGTCACAAACGCTGGCGGTGATGCCAACTGGTCATCAACTACGGAACACACAAAGACGGATTTCCAAGCTATTTTAGGTGGCACTTATGATACCACGAAATCCTATACCATTATTGGAACGCTTGCAGATTTCTTTTACTCCACGACCTTTGAATTTACCATTGGTCCAGAAAAGGTTGTCTACGGCTTAAGCCCATCTGGTATGGGGATAGGCAAAGCATGGACAAGAGGGGTGCTAGATGTGGATGGGAGTTTACCTGCATATTTTGACGGTGACATCTACATGAAGAATAAGAAACTTCTTGATATTTTCTACCCAGTCGGTGTTATTTACGAATCCACGTCAAGTACTAGTCCAGCCACCATTATGGGTGGAACTTGGGAGCGGTTTGGCAATGGTAGGGTCTTGGTTGGAGTATCTGAGAATGAAAGTGAGTTTAATAGTGTTAATCAGTCAGGTGGTAGTAAGACACATACCTTGACCATTGATGAAATGCCATCTCACTCACATGCTCAGTATGTGACGGCTAACAACGGCTCTGGAGCGATTCGTCGAGATCATTCTTCAGACGGTAGCTCTAGCCTTTACCCTCAAGGGAATAACACAGGAAATACTGGTGGCGGAAAGCCACACAATAACTTACAGCCTTACGTCACGGTTTACCGTTGGCGTAGGACAGCATAAGAAAGGAAAGTGTCATTATGAAAGAATTACTGGCAACAAACAAAGTTCTCTTCTCAGCGATTGGAGGGTTTATCGGTTCTATTTTTGGAGAAGTTGATGGGGTTTTATATGCCCTTTTTATTTTTCTCATCATTGACTATGTGACGGGAGTTTTTGCGGCAGTTGTCCATAAGAAACTCTCCAGCAGCATTGGTTTCAAGGGTATCTTCAAAAAGATAGCCATTCTCTTTTTAGTATCCGTGGGACACCTCATTGATACTGAAATCATCAAACAGGGTGGGGCGATTCGCACCATGGTGATTTTCTTTTACTTGAGCAATGAGGGCTTAAGTATCTTAGAAAATGTGGTTCGGATTGGCTTGCCTATCCCTGAGAGGTTGCAAGCACTCTTAAAGCAATTCAATGAGAAAGAAGGAGACTAACATGGGAAAACATCTAGTGATTTGTGGACATGGGCAAGGACGAACGACCTATGATCCAGGTGCAGTAAATGCCAAACTAGGCATCACAGAAGCAGGAAAGGTACGAGAATTAGTTAAGTTAATGGCTAAATACAGTGGACAACAGATTGATTTTATTACCGAACAAAATGTTTATGATTATCGGAGTATTACTAGTATTGGTAAGGGATACGACTCAATTACTGAATTGCACTTCAATGCCTTTAATGGTAGTGCCAAAGGTACAGAAGTCTTGATTCAATCTTCTTTAGAAGCAGACAAGGAAGATATGGCTATCCTATCTCTCCTTTCACGATACTTTCAAAATCGTGGCATTAAGAAGGTAGATTGGCTCTATAATGCCAATCAAGCAGCGAGTCGTGGATATACCTATCGTTTGGTGGAGATTGCCTTCATCGATAATGAACAAGATATGGTGATTTTTGAAAACAAGAAAGAGGACATTGCGAAAGGTCTTGTGTCAGCAATAACAAGAGTTGAAGTGAAGACCATAGTTCCCTCGCCCCACAATTCAAACGCTGGGAGTTCAGGAACTCCTATAAAACCAATCTATCTTGTTGGTGATAGTATTAGGGTGTTGCCTCATGCAACTCATTATCAGACTGGTCAGAAAATCGCCAACTGGGTCAAGGGGCGCACCTACAAAATCCTCCAAGTGAAGACTGTTCACCAGTCCAACAGTAAGAGAGCTTATCTACTTGATGGAATCAAGTCATGGGTGCTTGAGCAGGATGTAGAAGGAACAACTAAAGACCATAGTGAGCAGACCTATCAAGCACAGAAAGGCGATACGTATTATGGAATCGCTCGGAAGTTTGGTTCAACAGTTGATGCTCTTCTTGCGGTAAATGGCTTGAAGAAGACGGATATTTTAAGAGTTGGACAAACTCTAAAGGTCAATGCAGCTTTAAGGACAACAACCGCTATTCCAACCAGTGTTGCAAGCCGTGTGGTTGCGTCCGCTTTAGCTAAGGTCGGTCAAAAGGTGACTGTTCCATCTAACCCTTACGGTGGACAGTGTGTTGCCCTAGTGGATAAGATTGTTCAAGAACTTACGGATAAGAATATGTCCTATACAAATGCCATTGATTGTTTGAAGAAAGCAAAATCAAATGGTTTCCAAGTAATCTACGATGCTTGGGGTGTGAATCCTAAAGCAGGTGATTTCTATGTTATTCAGACGGATGGTATGGTATATGGGCATATTGGTGTCTGTGTGACGGATTCTGATGGAAAAAGTATTGATGGTGTGGAACAGAATATTGATGGATATTCTGACCATAATAAGAACGGTATCAATGACCAATTAGAAATAGGTGGCGGTGGAATTACTCGTCGTGTGAAACGTCAATGGATGGCGGATGGCTCACTCTATGATTCTACTGGAACAGTTAAACTTGGAAAAGTTGTAGGTTGGTTTAGAATTTCATAATTAAGTCTTAAGCCTGGTGGGAACATCAGGCTTTATTTTTTTGACTTTTTTTCAAAAAGTGCGGAAAAATCGCTCCCAAACCTACCTAGTAAGGTAGGAGGATAATATGGACGTTCAAAAAATTAATAATGAGATGACCTACCAACTAACAATGATACAAGCAGAGGTACTTCTAAATAATGGAGCAATCACTATTGAGGAATTTGAACTTTTTAGGCAATTGATGCTTGAAAAATATCAACCGTTTATAAGTCAATTATCGACCTAATAACTGGATATTTTTTTCTTTTTGAGTGATATATAGTAGCGAAAGGAGTGTATTAATTTGAGAACAGTTAGAAGAATACAACCCATAAAATCGCCCTGCAAGCCAAGATTTAAGGTTGCGGCATATGCAAGGGTTTCTGATAGTCGTCTTCATCATTCTCTGTCAACACAGATTAGCTACTATAACCGTTTGATACAAGCACATCCAGACTGGGAATTGGTAGGGATTTATTATGATGAAGGCATAAGTGGTAAAGAACAAAGTAATCGACAAGGCTTTCAAAATCTTATAAAGGATTGTGATGATGGAAAGATTGATAGGATAATCACTAAGTCAATCGCTCGTTTTGGTCGAAATACAGTTGAATTACTAACCACTGTTCGACAATTACGTCTGAAAAATATTGGTGTTACTTTTGAGAAAGAAAATATAGATAGTCTTAGCTCAGAAGGAGAATTGATGTTAACCCTCCTTGCCTCAGTAGCTCAAGAGGAGTCTCAAAACATGAGTGAAAATATAAAATGGCGAGTCCAAAAGAAATTTGAAAAAGGGATTCCGCACACTCCACAGGATATGTATGGATACCGTTGGGATGGAGAACAATATCAGATTGAACCTAATGAGGCAAAAGTTATTCGAAAAGTCTTTAAATGGTATCTGGAAGGAGATTCGGTTCAGCAGATAGTTGATAAACTCAATCAGGAACAAGTCCTAACAAGGCTTGGTAATCCATTTACCGTAGCAAGTATCAGAGAATTCTTCAAGCAAGAAGCATACTTTGGTCGCCTTGTCTTACAGAAGACTTATCGTGAATCATTCTCTAGAAATCCGAAAAGGAATAAAGGGCAACGCAATAAGTACATTATTGAAAATGCACACGAGCCAATTGTTACAAAAGAATATTTTGATTTAGTACTTCATGAGAAGGAGCGAAGATATCAGTTAATGAGTCAAGAAAGCCACTTAAATAAAGGTATCTTTCGTGACAAAATTTCATGTTCAGAATGCGGATGTTTGATGATTGTTAAAGTGGATTCCAAACAAGTTAATAAAACCATACGATATTATTGTAGAACACGAAATCGATTCGGAGCATCATCATGTTCATGTAGGACGTTAGGGGAAAAGCGACTTTTGGCATCGTTTAAAAGCAAGTTAGGCATTCTCCCAGATAAAGAGTGGGTTGAAAATAATATTAAACACATCGAGTATGACTTTGGTCACCGTATCATCAGGGTAACACCAGTAAAAGGAAGGAAATATCCTATAGAAATTAGAGAGGGACGATATTAGTGAAGAAAGTAATTACTATTGAGGCTACACCAAGTATTATTAGGTCAAGTTCAGATGATTTCTCTTTGAAAAAGCGTAGAGTTGCAGGCTATGCCAGGGTATCAACTGACCATGAAGACCAAGCAACAAGCTATGAGTCACAGATGCGGTACTACTCTGAATACATTAATGAGAGGGATGATTGGGAATTTGTTAAAATGTACTCTGATGAAGGTATCAGTGGGACAAACACAAAATTAAGAACTGGTTTCAAAGCTATGGTGGAAGATGCACTCAATGGCAAAATTGATTTGATTATTACAAAATCTGTTAGTCGATTTGCGAGGAATACCGTAGACTCACTGACTACAGTTAGGCAGTTGAAAGAGGTAGGTGTAGAAATCTACTTTGAGAAAGAAAACATTTGGACATTAGATTCAAAAGGTGAGCTACTCATAACCATCATGTCTAGTTTGGCACAAGAAGAAAGTAGGAGCATATCCGAAAACGTAACTTGGGGCTTAAGGAAACAATTTGCAGAAGGGAAGGTTCATTTTCCTTATACAAATGTTTTAGGCTTTAAGGCAGGTGAAGATGGGGCAATTGTAGTTGATCAGGATGAAGCAAAAACTGTTAGGTACATCTTTCAGCAAGCTCTTATTGGAAAATCACCTTATTATATCGCAAAGGATTTGACTGAACAAGGTATACCTTCTCCTAGCGGCAAATCTCATTGGAACTCAACCACAATCAAGCGAATGCTTAGAAATGAGAAGTATAAAGGGGATGCCTTACTACAGAAAACTTTTACAATTGATTTTCTGACCAAAAAGAAGAACATCAACAGAGGTGAGTTGCCTCAGTATTATGTGGAGAATAACCATGAAGCTATAGTAGATAGAGAGACCTTTGATGCAGTTCAACAAGTGCTCGATAATAAAGGCAGAAAGTCGAGCACAACAATCTTTAGTTCAAAACTGGTATGCGGAGATTGTGGTCATTTCTTTGGTAGCAAGGTATGGCATTCAACTTCCAAATATCGTAGGGTGATTTATCAATGTAATGATAAGTATAGTGGAGATAAGCGTTGCACCACTCCACATGTCACTGAAGAAAATATTAAAGGATGGTTCATTCAAGCTATCAATCAGCTTATAACAAATAAGTCTGAAATTATCAGCAATCTTCAAGTATTACTTGAACTAAAAGAAAAACCTGACCTTAACAGACAGATTTGTGAGGTGGAAACTGAAATCAAGGTTGTTATGCAAATGGTGGAAAACTTAGTCAGAGAGAATGCTGTGAAACCTCAAGACCAAGATATTTATCGAATGGAGTACGTTAGTCTGAGCGACAGATATGATAAACTCATCCGAAAAATGGAAACAATGGAGTTAGAGCAGATGAACACTATTCAACAACTAGGAGAGATAACCAAATTTATCGAAACTCTGAATCATCAGGATCGACTTGTCACCGAGTTTAATGAGTTGCTTTGGGAATCTACAGTTGATAAGGTAGAGATTAGAGAAGAAAAGTTTGTAACATTTACCTTCAAAAATGGGATAGAATTAAATATTTAAGTCGAGTGGTATATCGGTATAACAAGAAGTACGAGGATGGTAAGACCTGTCAGACACCGCATGTGATGGAAGAAGAAATGAAGATAGCCTTCAGTCTACTTCCAATCAAATCAATCGCCTACTAACCTTATATGTTAGTACAGCAATGAACCAAGAGCAGTATCGTAAGGAGTATGATGAGTTGATTGGTCAGTACGAGCAGGCTGAAATTGAACTCCATAATCAACGGAAGAAGCTAACGGAGGTGAGGGATAGTTGCTTTGGGATAAAGAATTTTATCAAGGTCTTAAGTGAGCAAGAAGAACTACTCACGGAGTTTGATGAGATGCTTTGGTTTAGTATGGTGGATGTTATAACCATATCTAACTCTAAGGAGCTAGCAGTACATTTTAATAGAATGATTATTTAATTGATATTGATAATTCTAGTAACACAAAATTCAAGAAATATGGTAAACTATTATGTAATAGATTTGTGGGGTGATTAATGGTTAAGAAGATTTTGAAATTACCATCAACAGTAAACAATGATATTGATACCGTAGTTGCTGTGTACGAAGAATTCTATAAAATATATCCAAATTTGACCTCAGATGACATTTTTCATATTGATTTTTCAAATACTAACTGGATAAGTGCAGAAATGACTTCAATACTAGGTATGCTTATTGAACTGGTTTGGGAAAAAACTCAAAATGTTACTGCAAACCCAAATAGTCTCGATAATCGTGTCAAGTTAATACTTAGTAAAAATGGCTTTTTATCAACCTACGGAATTGGTGAACAAATTGTTGACAGGCATAAAACTACAATTGGATTTTCTAGGCTAAAAGCATCGAATGAAGAAGAAATAGATGAATATATAGATAAAAAACTATTTGCTAAAATGTCTAAAATAAAAGAGTTAACAGATGAGTTGGTTAGTTATTATGGAGCTAGTATTATGGAGCTGGCCCATAATATTACAGAGCACTCAGGAACATATAATGTTTTTATGTGTGGTCAACATTATCCTAATTTGAAGAAAATACACTTTGCTTTGACAGATACAGGTATAGGTATACCAGCAAAAGTTAAGAAAAAGGAACCTAGTATTTTAAGTGATACAGAAGCTATAAAGTGGGCATTTAAGCAAGGGAATAGCACCAGAGAGGGGAATCCCCATAGTGGTTCAGGTCTACATTTTACAAGGATACACTTAGGAAAGAATTCTGATATAAAGGTTTTTTCAAATAGAGGATATGTCCATTTTAAACCTGACGGAACGACAAAAGAGAAAGAGTTGAATACTAATATAAAAGGTACAATACTTATTTTCACTATAAATTTGGACTTATTATAA